ACGAACACAAAAACGGCGTCGTAGAATATACCATCGTTTCGATTTCCGGCGACGCTGTCGGCTGCGCTCCCGTCGCAGAAGTACTGCGCAATAACCCGCGCCCGATGCCGGAGCAACGCATCGAGGCCAACGCCCGACTATTGGCCGCCGCGCCCGACTTGCTCGCCGTGCTCGAAATCATCGTCGGGATATTTGAACCGAACAAACTGACCCCATATCGGTCTGCGCGCGAAACGGTAGATCTGGCGAAACAGATCATCGGATACGTCTACGGAGCGGACGAGCGAAACCGCCCAACCAACGAATCGCCCTCAAACGACGCCGAATTCCTCGAATGGCTGTACGTCCGACTGGTCGGCACCCACGGCGAAAATCCGAATACGGACTTTATGCAGAACCTCAACTCTATAATCGAAAAATTACGGTAATTATGAAAACAGTCGAAGACCTTAACAGACTTATCCGCGACGAAATCACAGCTATCGAAGCGCTCCGAAGCGAAGACGAAAAAATATGGTCGGTTCGGGGGGGGGTAACGGAAGCCAATGCCAAACGCAGCAAGAAGATCCGCCGCATGATCGGCGACCACAACAACGAGATCGCCCACTTGCGCCGCCTTATCCGCTTTGTCGAGGCAACCCCGGAAGAGGGTATACGAATGATGCTCGACCAGCTGCGCGGACAGGTAGATCGAATCACCGCATCTGCCGACCGCTACAAATTGAAAGAGCAGAAAAAAGAGTATCTGACACGTGCAGGCGCGCAGCTCAAACACACGCAAATCGCCGAACTTGAATTCTTATTACAATGAATAACAAAGCTATTGCCCCGGAAACTACCGTACAGGAACGGTGTGCCATCTGCGGCCGCCCGAGGATTTACAAATACGACGGTTATTGTCGTCCCATCTGCGAACGATGCGCCAACGGAGGTGGCAGGACATACGTTCGAAGCGGAGAGAAGATTGGCCGCAACGAACCGTGCCCATGCGGTAGTGGTTTGAAATACAAGAAATGTTGCGGCAAATGAATGCCGCCCTTAATAACTCAAAACCAAAATAAAGATGGACAAAAAACAAACGACCGCGACTTGCCCCAAATGTGGGGAAGAAATTGTGCAGTGCGAAAACTGCGAGAATATGGGCTGCCCCGATTGCGACGGGTTTGTAGTTACCCGCGACGACGTGATTCTGTGCCCGGAATGTGCCGCCGCTTGCAAGGAGGACTGCGACAAGATGCGCGCTGTCGGTTGCGGTAGTTGCGCCCTTTTCGCTGACGAAGACGACGAGGGGCAGGGTTGGTGCGAACTGCATCAGGAATCCGTGTGCTTCATTGATAAATGCAGCGACCGAATTTCGAAAGTCTGATCGCTGATAAAATCTTACCCGAAAGCGTGTATTATTTACACGCTTTTTACATATCTTTGTGCTGGTAACCAATACAGAGTAAACGCAACCGGGCCTATGAAAATTCCGCAAACTATCGAAATGCAGGTTGGCGCGCTCAATGCCAGCGAGCACAACCCGCGACAAATCACCGAAGACGATTTCGCCGAACTGGTCAAATCCCTGCTACTGCTGCCGAAAGGCTTGTATTACCGCCCCGTCGTCGTGGACGACCGGAATATCGCCCTTGCCGGAAATATGCGCCTGCGGGCGCTGAAATACATTCACGAACTCGGATTCGACGACCTCGCAGAAATCTTGCGGGCGTCGTATCGGTTCCGGCATTTCGACGAGGCGAAACAATCCGCGCTGCTGAACTACTGGCGCGAATGGCAGATGCACCCGACCGTGCCGACGCTTTACGCCTCGGAACTCGACGAAGACGAGCAGCAGCAGTTCATCATCAAAGACAACCTATCGTTCGGCACGTTCGATATTGACATGTTGGCGAACGAGTACGACATCGCGGCGATCATCGACGATGGTTTCGACATCGACCTACTCCCGAAATCGGCCATCGAGGCGTTGGCCGCGGCAAATGGCATCGACCCTAACGATATAACGGGGCGACGCTGTGGCGGCGACGGGGGAGCCGACGAGCACTACACGCACAAAAT